ATTTACTTGGACTATGTCTCCACTAATTGTCTCGGGTGATACTATGATTTTATAAGTTTCCAATCTTAAGGATTTATATATTCATACCAACGAATCGGAAGAGTTGGGGTTCCCACTCTTTGTCCTGCTTGATTCAAAATCTGGTATGTTTGTTTATCATAATCTAACTTCATGGTGTAATAGAAGTATGTTGGGATATCAAAAGTAAACCGAGAACCAGGAAAACTACTTTGTGGTGTGTTAATCATTCTTGTAAAATATCCAGTTTCTGCGTTGTAAAATTTCGCAGTCATATAAAAAGTTTGAATATCCAAGAAATTTCTTTTTTTCAACCAATAAATAAAAAATCCTTCTTTATCTCCAACATAGTCCAAAACAAATTTTGGTTTTTTTATTTCAACCAAATATCTGAGCATAAATTCATTCATCTTCAATCCCTGTTGAGTTGGGATTATGGCCGTCAAATAATTTACTTGTCTTTGGTCGTCTGTACTATCATAAAAATCTAACTTGAAAAATGAGTTAGAAAAATTGTTTTGGTAGTAATAAACATTCTGTGATGTAAATCCTGCAGCCAAATAGTTCATAACCCAACTACTTGCATTTGTCAAAGTGTTACCTGAGTGAAAATAAAATTCATAATTGATTTCAGTTTTATTTGTAAAAGGTGTACCAGTATAGGGTGAATTTGCAAATCTTGTAACTTCGAAATCTCTTCCAACACCAATTACCTCAGTTATTATTTGTTCCTCATAGATATCAATACTTTGGTCTATTCCCATATAATCCCAAGACAAATCAACAGGAATGTTAATTTGTTTGGATGCACCCACAGACCTCTCAATCCTGTATTTATTCACACTCATCAACTAATGGTTTTAATGGGAAATTTATTCCTTCCAAATTCTGATTGAAATTAACACCCTCAGGTATTAATCTAAATACATTAGAAGAGAAAGGATAATGAGCACTATTCAAATATGGATAATCTACACCCCTATTCAAATTGTCAAAAAAACCGTAGGTGTATACATCTCTCCATCTAAATTGTTGGTCAACATTTGAAAAATAAGCCCACGATGGAACATTTTCTATTTCACCCAAATTAGCCGTCTCGATATAATCTGAAAAAACTTTTAAAGTCATCAAATTATGAGGCTTGTAATAATATCCGAAGTTGTCAGGAAGTGTTGAAAATACCTTACTGTTGTAATTTATTTTATGATATAAAGGTGACACTACTCTTTCCGCCTGTTCATAATCGTTCCATTCACAAAAATCTCCGTCAACTATATCATCCTCTTTGAGTTGTGCACTATAAACAAAATTGTATTGTTGACCCGATTGAAATTTAGTATATCCACTCAAAGGAATATTAGAATTCGAATTTGTATTATTTCTATTCCAATATGAATTAGAATTAGTTGTCAGATTAAACAACCATCCCCTTTTAATGCCCACACTATAATTCGAATCATAAAAATAACCCGTGTAACCTTTATGAACTATCGTCAAATATAATTCAGTTAAAGGTCTCTTTTGATTATCAATCAAACCTCGGAGCTCTATATCATATGCGGACGTAATGTTATAACAATTACTACTTGTTTTTTGAGAGATTCTTGTAATATTATTCGGTGTCAAAGAACTAAGCTCGAGTTGTTTTTTTTCTCGGAAAGGCGTTTTTTCGAATCCTGATTTTGTAATCGAAATATCATCGGTGCTCTTCAAAACTTTATGTTGTCTGACATAATATTTCGAGGTTGTTTCTCCAGTATTATCAGGATTCAACACTCTTTTGAAAGTTCCGACTTTACCATTTTGAAAAGTTGTGCCTGTATACCCATAATTAAAAATGTTGAATACATGTGTGTCACTATCGGTTTGTCCATTTCCCAGTTCAAAAACCTCAAATAAGTCTTGTTGATTGTAACTAAAAGATAGTTTTACGAATTCCCCTGGAGTCAATCCATGTGGTGAGACACAAACAAACTGAACAACTGAGCTTCCGTTTATATTAGAAAAATTGATTGTAAACGGAATTCCATCTTTTGCAACCCAACTTGGTATATTACATAATGTGGTATATAAAATTTGGTTGGGGTTATTCTGAAATGGATAGGTAAAATAATAACTCCAATTATAAGTGTAAGCACTTTTGGCGTAATAATCTAAATGTTGGTCAGATATATTTGGACGAAAAAAATCAAATTCAAAATATTGTGGAAATCCTTTCCAAACCCCGCTAGGTACTGATTGCACCGCATCAACATAATATAAGTTATATTGGAATGGTAAGTAAGAGGTGGTACCTGTTATGGTGTTTTCATAAAGATATGAGATTTTGAATGTTGGTCTAAATACTGTACTTAACTGTCTCTCATTTTCGAAAATTTCGATAAGATTAATTGTTGCATTCCTGTCGTATTCGGGTAATAGTTGTTGTTTTTCATCTAAGGTTATAGATATTTTTTGGTCCAGAATAGGAGCCGAACTATAAGATTGACTACTTGGTATAATCGTATATCTATTCATTCGGTAAGTATTTTTGTTTAAATAGGTCTAAACATGTTTTACCTTTATTAACCCCAAAATAAAAATGGTAAGGAGCACCAACAAGGAAATCTGTTTTCATACCGGGGAAAATGTTGAAGTTATAAGAACCATTCAAATTATTATTGAATATATATCCTCTTTGATTTACATCATAACTTGTTATTGATGGTACAAAATAGTTTGGTGTAGCAGTGTTTCTTCTATTAAGGGACTGGTAATACCCTGTAACAATATCACCAAGTGATGTTTTCCAATCATTTCTTTCACTTCCAAAAATGTTTGTGATAGCAGGAGTATCACTCGGTTTCAACCCCCATTTATAAAATGGAACCTTTTGCGATTTTATACCATATGGATAAGTCACAGCGGATGCGTTTGGATTAAATCTGAAATTAATAATACCGGGTGTTAAGAAATCTTTTACTTGTAAATCTTGAGTACTTGAGGAAAAGAAAACTCCCATAGTTGGAAATTGTGTATTATTTGTCAAAACTACAACTGAATTATCAGGGTCTGTTTCATAAAAAGGATAATACTCTGTTGAAAATGGAACAACACCAACTTCAGAATTTATTGAAAGCATTTGAACCAAATCTGCATCAACTCTATTTTTAGGTTGAAATGCTAAAGAGGTTGAAGGTATTCTTGTAAATAAACTATTAATAGAATAGTCTCTCGCATTTAGCATTCTTTGTAAAAAATTTGCATTTGTAATTCTCGATAGAACGAATAAATTTATTAAATCAGAAGTATCAGAATAGCTCGTTGGATTCAGACTATTCATGACATAAGCGTTGGTTGATGGCTCAAAAATTATTTCATCGAAAAAAGAGTCTTTCATACCCAAGTTCATAATTGTTGTTGGAAACAAAAGATTCCTTTGGTTCATAGAATATTGCGGGAAAATTGGATTTGCAGGTCTTCCAATAAATTCAGTTGGTGAGTTACCCCTAATAAAAGGACTACTTCTGAAATAAAAATTGTTTGATTGAGAATCAAAATATGTTAACCTTGAAGGGTATATCGGAGCTTTTGCCTTATTCTGACTATCATATGTAATATTAACCTGAATTGGAAAAACAAATAGAGAACCATTTACCCAATTATTTGTAAAAGTTTGTGAAAGAACACCTCTACATAGACCATAGAAAAATCTATATCTATATGCCCATTCGTTGAAGTTTACTATATCTTTACGGATATCTGTAAGTGGTTTTTGAACGAACCTATAACATCCCCTTACAACAGAATCCCGTTTTTCACAATCTTGTTTCACTCTAAAAGACGTACCTGTCCCTTCATAACAACTGAGACTTACAATTTTATCACATTCTGTAAGAGTTTCCAAAACGTTCGTATATGAAAACCCTCCTTGAATTTGTGCAATTACTATATCGGCACCAGTTCCGTATGCATTAAATGTCAAATCATCTTGACCCACAGGACTTAGTTCATAAATAGCAAAACCAAGATTTTGTTGCAAAAGCGCCGGATTCAAATCCCACCCTCCGCCATCCAAACTATCCGAAGAAGGCAATCTATCAGTTCTCATAACATTTCTTACATTCGAAGTAATGTTCATAGGATTTCCAGTAAATGATGGTAATAAAACTTTTGTCCAATATTCGACTCTCGTATTCGCAGGTCTATTTCCATCCTCAATATAAAATATTGCAGCACCACTCAAATCTTTAGCGGAATTGTACTTCCCGTTACTAGGTATAGTACTATATGCCGCGTTGGATGAATCAGAAACAACAGCATTCTGATAGTTCGCTCCCAAGTTTACATTTTGTGTAAAACTAGTTGGTCTATAACTAGCATCCATCGCACTATAATAACCCACATTAGGGGTTGTGAATGCAGACCACTGCTCTCCGACTACAATTGAGTTTGGTATACCTCCCCTGAAAAAATGCGAGGGATAGAAAATTTCAGATTGTCCGTTTACTGTAAAAGGTTGGACTTGCATGTTAGCACTCTGATTTAATTTCTGTATAGGAATATTCAATCTAAGAGGGACCGTAATTGTTATTGCATCTTCATCTGTGTAACCGAATAGTTTTCCTAATCCATACTTGTTTTCATAAACTGGAGAATAAGGGTCAACCCCTCTTTGAAGTATTACAATATATTGTTCACCAAACCTATCAAATATTTCTGAGTAGGGTACGGTGAATGAGCCTTGAATATTCCCCCAACCTCCTTGAAATTGAATTCCAAGAATGGGAATTGTGATTACACTTCTATTATTCCAAAGGATTGTGGTTGTTGAGTTTACTATTGATGGTAAACTTTCTGTTTGATATGTTGGGGCGAATAATCTTATTGCCTGGTTTACCGTTAAAGCGGTTACAACCTGGTAATATTCTATGTCAGCAGGAAATGTGTACCCTGTTGTAATTGACCCATAACCTAAATTATAATCTCTTTCTTGATTCGAGTAAGGATTGTTAGGGTCACAGAATCCTACTCTATATACAGAACCAATCGGATTCAAAGCTTGACCAGCAATTCCACCACCATTAGTTCCTCCTGAATATAGAAAATTTTTATCTGTCGTTCTATCAGGGCTTACAAAAGTCAAAAGTGAACCTACGGGAAGAGGGGTCTCAAAAAATAATGTTAAAGTATTATCGTAATGAAAGTTAGTATTTCCTGTATAATCAAATGTTACCTTAATTTTATTTACTCCCTCAAAATATTTTTTTCTTGTGTTAAAAATATTAACTCTCTCACCCAAGGGTAAAAAATTGGAATATGAATAAAATTCAACTGCAAATTCTCCATTATTTTTGAAAATCGGAATTTCCGTAGACTCTGGGGTTTTATAAAATAATGGGTTGAATGGGTCTTCTGTTGTTCCTCCAACAGCTTGTATCAAACCCAAAGAGGCAGCATCAATATTATCATCAGGTCCAAATGTTTGTTGAACGTAGGTATTTGTTGTCATTTTTTCATAATATTGGTAAGGGTCTGAAAACCTTGATAAAAGGGATGAGAGAGATGATGTCAATTGGTCTCCACCACTAACATCTGTACTTGAACAGTCACATCCTTGACAATCCGGATAGGTCAACGCAGGTAAAGATATTGCCTTTATTTTTTGATTACCATAATCTCTGAACAATCTTCGTATAGCAATCATAAATCCTAAATTTTTTGCAGCCAATCCTAATTCCCTAAAGAAATCTTCTCTACATTCTGCCGCAGCTTGTCTATATTCTGCAATACGAAGAGCAGATTCTACAGCTTGTGTTGAATAAGACTGTGCTTGTTGCTGAAAATAATTTGCAATTGCTGGTAAAGGTGGTACGTTGGCTGAAGCATTCACCGCGGCCGCTAATGCATTACCCGCTAGTTGTGTAAGTTTTTCTAAATTTTTTCTTTCTTTTTTTTGCTTTATGCTATTTTGAATCCAACACCTCAATCCTTGATAAGCTTTATATGTATGATATGCAAGATATGCACCAAAAAAAGATAAAAGAAGGTTTTTCAAACCTACTAACACCTTCAAAAAAAATGCAACAAAATGTATTACAACTAAAAGAGGTACCGATATCAATTGTAATATTTGTAAAAGAAGTGAAACTATGAAAAAAAGAAAATCGAAATTTCTAAAACCTTCATTTACAGGAAACTTATTTACATTATCCGCACAACTATTATCGTCTATTTCTTTGATACCTACAAATCTACCTCTCTCTCCATTTTTGAATTGGTCTATAAGTGCAGAAACCGTATAAACACGATTGTAAGTAAATTCATAAAAAGTATCTTCACAATTTATTATCTCGGTTACTTTTGTGTTTGCGTCTGTTTGATTAAATCCTTGTGTATATCCCGACCAATCAAGACCAAAGTAGTAACTACTTGCCAACTGAACTTTATTTCCTGAAGTGGTAACTACAGGGTCGCTTGCAGTTGAAGTCCATCCGAATTCCCTGATGTTAGGTATCAAAAAATAAGGTCTCCTTACTGATTCCGTTACACTATCTGCTTGTTGCCATTTTATTTTGAATCTATATTTTGACTTTGTTGGGATACCTATTGTTGGGTCATAAGATACTATTCTTTCACCAAATTCATTTGTAACAAAATAATCCAAATTCATCGGTAACTCCACCATCCAATTTCCATCTCCATCAATAACATTACCATTTTGTTCTAAAACATATTGTTCAAGTATTGGATTTCCACTTGCGTCAATATTAATACTTTGACGGATTGCAAGAATAGAACCTGGTCCTGTTTGTAAACTACATAAATTTCCAAAATTATCTCTTGGTCGATTCCCATCTATATTTACAGGTCCGATATTGAAACCTGGTCTTATTCTGAAATCATCCGTTGTTGAATACATAGAACCCATGAAAACTGCGGTAGGTTGAATATCAACATTAGCCTCCTCCCTCAAATCAAAGTCAACTCTATTTACTGCAATTTGACATAAAGAAGGCTCACCCCAAAGTGGAGAAATATCTATAACTTTTCTTAAATTAATAATTTGTGGAAGTGTATCTAGGTCTGTGGATGTCCTGAAACGATTACCAGCAACTTGAGCTTCAGTTGCGAGTCCCATCCTAATCAAATCTTGTGGTGTAAGTGAAAATTCCCCTATATCAGATAGGTCTACATCCATCACAATTGTTTGTTCACCTAAGGGAACTCCCATAATCATATAATCCCCACTCTCATTCGTCCTCGCAGTGTATTTGAAATACCTATCATAGATTTCTACTGCAGTTTTGCCCGTTAGTACATCTGAACTTGATGGGAAAGTACCCGTTGCAGCATGTGTTGAGTATGAGGGCTCATATGGAAGTAAATTATATCTATAACCATCCTCATTTATCTCAGTAGGAGATTTGTAGGGATATATACTAGAAATTATTGGGTTTGATTCGTCTATTGATTCTATGGGAATAAAAACCGAAATTCTAGCATTTGGAATTCCAAATCCATTATTTGCAGTCACTCTTCCAACAACCACTCCGTAATCTGAACAAGTACGAGTGTAAATTTCTTCCTGTTGTAATTTCAGTGAGAGAATTTCTAAAAACTCGAATTCTTGATTTAATTCTACGTTTATTGTTTTTGTGACGCCAAGTTCGGTTCTAATACGATACGATTGACCCATCCAAATCTTTTAAAATAAATAGTTAAGGTGTAATTTTTCAAGTACACTCTTTCAAATAATAAGACATAAGATTTGGAAATAAACCTGTTAAGAGAATGTAACTGATTGGAAATTTTTGACTGAGACTCTGATGTCCTTGGTTGGGAATCTTACTTGGTATACTTGGTTAGGTTGTGCAAATATTGTATCGTCCACGGGTCCAATTTGTTTTGTGACAGGGTCTGAGTATTCCATAGATGTTTCTGCAGATGAGTATTGACCTCCAACTTCATTAAAGACATCAATACTTGCAACCGTAAGTACACCATTAGTATTTTGAATATTACTTCTCAATTCTGATAGATAAACATTTTGTCCCAACTCCCTAATTTGTGGGTTGAAATAATTTGCAATTTTGTCAATAACCGCAGAAATTACTTGACCTGAATTTTGTGCCGCATCTAATACAATTGATACGTCTAAACTCAAGTCTATTACCTCAGCACTGAAAATAGAAATATAATCGTTCATCATTCGATAATTAGAAAGGTAGTTAGCAATATTTTGTCTCAACGTATTTGAGACAATATTTGTAAGTCTACCTTGTGTGTCGTATGATAAAATCTGTATTAGAATTTTATTATCGTTTTCAGTTATTGAAACTTTGGCTGGTGCTCCAAATTGAGCTGGCATATTTCTAATCAAAGATTCATAATCTTGTACCGTCACCGCTCTTTTTTGTGCTGAGAAGTTGAAGGAGACATAATTTCTAACCTCATCTATTGTAGGTTGTCCCGCCCCACCGATAGCCGCAGTAACGTTAGTACATCTTAATGAATTCACAACTGAATTGTTAATATTCTCGGATGGTCCATTTACGAAGAAAGATACAGTACCAACCTGATTGATGACATTCGTCCCGAGGTTAGTTGCTAAACCACCTCCAACTCTATACTGAACGAATAGAGTAGAATTAGCTCTAAGTGCTGAACCTAAAGAAAAGTTATTTGTGTATTTTTGTAAATTCAAAGTTGTCCCCAAGGTTGTGAATTGGTCTAAAGCATCTTGAGCTGTATTTGTTCCACCACCAAAAGTCATTTTTTTGAAACCCTCAGATGTGAATTCACTTATAAATCTATTTTGAGTTTGTATATATCTACCAACTTTTATTCCAGGTTGGTCAGAAACTTTTGTTGGGTCTTCAACAAAAACTCTATCCTCAGCCAATGCATCGACTTCGAACCATCTATTAGTTATACCCAAAAATTCGGCTGTTGTTGGAACATTTGTAAACTGAGTCCCGTCTTTCAAAAGAACACTATTGATTCCTAATACATTTTTTTCAGGTAAAAAGAGTTCAAAAAACGGTCTTACATCGTTGGGAGTAATAACTCTTTTGAAAACTTTGGTTATTCCGTTAACGACAACCTCTCTTTTTGTTATTGTGTAATTTACAAGAACACCGTTGGAATTAAAATTAGGAATTTTCAATCTATTTGGAAATCCTTGAGAATTATATGGTGACGCAAAATCAATATCCTCAACATTTTCAAAGACAATTCCAGCACCTATGACTTGGGAACCTCTAACTAATGTTCCTAAATATCTTTCATCTTCTTTGTCACCAAACGCAGGTACAGTAATTGAAAAGTCAACTAATGCGACAGATGGCCTTTGTCCAGGTATTTTCAATCCATAAGTTCTGGCTATATTATATACTGAGGATTTTTGCTGTGCATATTGTAGTACAGTTTCCTGAATACTTCTGTCGATATGGAAATTCAAATTGTCACCTATCGCAGCATTCAAATCTAAGAAAACAGAAAATACAGAGGCATCATTAAAATCTTGTATTAACTCAGGATAATAAGTTCTTACATAGTTTTGTAATTCAACTCTCAAGGCTGCGAAATCCCTAGTAGTATATGATATTTGACGATTAGCCATCTAAATTAAATATTAATAATAACAAAATCACTTTGGGCGAATACTTGTGAATTTGTTGAGTAATCTATTTTTATTTTTGCTGTGTATTCACTAGTCCCTTTTCCAGGTAATCTATATACATCAAACATTCTTGCATTCTCTAACGCATCAATTTCGTTTCCCGTTGTATTAACCACTTTGTTTGTTTCTACGTCAGTATCAACAGGCTCAATTGTTATTTGATTAACTAATAAATTTGGCATGAATTGATTGATAGCATCTCTTATATCCGATTCTATTGAGCTAAAAGTTAGACCGTCAAGTGGTTCAAAAATAAAATCATAAAGTCTTGTACCAAATTCAGGTAAATAATATCTTGAACCCTTCCTTGTTAACAAAAGGTGAATAAGGTCAGCTCTTATTTGTTGAGGTTGAAATTCTGTAAGTTGTAAATAATCACCTCTTTCTGAATCATTAAAAGGAAATTGCAAACCATAAGTAACTCCATTTGCCATATCCTATAAATATATTATGGATTTTTTTTTGATAAAGTGATATTTCCTTTCTTGTGTTTCGGCTCATATGGGCAATGTCTACAACCATTACCACAACAACTCCCCCTTTTTATGTGAAATTGTTCGGTGAAAATAACCCTATCACCTTCTAAATAAAAATCAAAAGGGAGAATTTTTTCTTTCTCCCTTTTATTTTTTTTAGTTTTCATTAAACAAATTTTACTTCACACGCACCACCCGCACAAGCCACTTCTCCACTTAAATCTGTGTTGTCGTCTGATTCAACAATTTTAGACAAATCTACATCATTTAATGTTTTCATCAATTCCTCGTATTTTTCTTTTGTACAGTCTTCGAAAGGTGCTTGAATATAAGTTCCTCCATCAAAAGGTAATACTGAAAGTCCGTTGTAATATTCTTTGTTTTCCCACATCCATTCACCAACAGCCGGCCACTCATGTTCACGAATGGAGATTGTTGCGGATACGTTGTGAGCATTTGAACCACTTCTGTGTCCGGGTTTAATCCAATCTTGTTGGACCTTTTTTACTCTTTCTAAAAGTTGAATTGGAGATTCATTTCTGAGTATTGACCCTTCCGGTGCTTTTTGTGGGATACCTATTACCGCAGTATCATGTGGTCTAAAATATTCGTCTTCAACAAGTTCAGGATGGTTGACCATCAAATATGAATATATTGATTCATTTTTTCCTACTCTAACTCTTCTGATATAATATTCATTATGCCATGCGTGGATTCCACTTGAAGTTCCTAAGGTAAGGGATGTTGTTCCTGCCGGTTTCACAGTTGTTGTTCTAGCCGCTGGATTTATTCCCAACAACTCAGCAACTCTTTTATTTTCCTCTTTTACAACTTTAGCAGCCGACTTCATATTCAATCCCAAAACAGCTCCCGAACCTATACCTGTCATAGAAATTCCTATGAGAGCATCTTTTTCAGTTGTTCTTTGCCAAATCGGTCTTAGGTAATGAAAATCAGTATAACCCGCTTGTAATGTTCCAATAAATGAAGCAGCCTTTACTCTATCTTCGTAATCCTCTTGGGAAACTACATTCGAAACATTTACTTCTGTGAGGTTACAGAATTGAAAAGGTCTGAGAGCAATTTCACAACATGGGTTGGTTCCCCAATCTTTATCATTAGATAGGTAGATACCTGGTTCTCCCGCACCGCTAGCTTCAATTCTTTTCCAAAGGTCCATAAAATACTCTTTGGTAATTTTGTGTCTCATTAGAACTGCTGAGTTATTTGCTCTTCCTCTTTGTGGATTTGTCTCCCACCACGCACCACTTTTACATCCAATCATCTCATCATCAGTAGCCGAGAATAATGAAATCAAAGCCGCTCTTCTAATACCTCCAGCAAGCACAGCATCTGCTATATGACAAACCATATCATGAACTTCGATTGGTCTTAATCTTTCTCCATTTTGTTTGGAATCTAAAATACCCTCCAATTTAATCAAACATTCTTTGAGTGGTTGTGGACCAGGTGCTTTACCTCCTGAAGTTACAAGACGCGCTCCTTTTGGTCTTATATCACTGAAATCGAATTGAATGTGTGAACCACCAAAGAAATATGATTTTACTAGTACTTTAACAGCATCTGCCCAACCCTCGATGGAGTCAGCAACGAGCCATCTTCTACCTCTTTCTTCACTAGGTTTTCTAATTTCGGGTAAAGCTTCCACATGATGTTTTTGAACTGAATATCCAACCCCTGTACCTCCCAATAATAAAAACATAATTTCTGAAAAAACTCTCCAATCGTCTACAGGTGCGTATGCACAGTTATAGATTCTGTTAGGTGAAATTTCAATAGGTTTGCCCGCGAATTGCATTGACCTCATAGATGGGAGAACTTGTTTTTTGTAAACATACATGTAGTTTTCACGAATCTCTTTTTCTAAATTGGGATACTTTTTGATATGCATCTCCATGTTCCTTGTGACCAATTCTTGCCACGTCTCTCTTCTCTTAAGTTCGGGTATATACTTAGCGTACTTCATGTACACCGTAATATCCGATAGAATTCTGTTCGAAATGTCCATTTTGTAATTTTTTTTCGTAATGTAAATTTATAAAAAAATCGGTGATTTTCTTATTAAATATATGGTCGGCGATTAACCGACCATTAATTTTGTTAAAAAATAATAAGTTTTTTTGTAAAAAAGTAGATATTTAATTAGATGGTTTTTGAATTATTTTCTCTTTGCTTTCTTTTCTCCAAAAGTTCTCTAACCCTATCTCTTTTCTTTTCTTCCTGTTGTTCTTCAAATCCTAAGAACGTTACTGATGATTCGGTATCAATTTCCAAAAGTTCATTATTGAATTTACAATTCTCGAAAACAACCCCGTCTTTACCTAAACGGGACTTTGTAATGGCGATTGTAGCTAAATTGAGTTCTTTTTGTTGTAGTGTTTTAGCAACAGTAATAATGACGTGACCTACTTGTGCTTTTTTGATTGAACCTCCCATTTGGTCGGTTGTAACCACCTCAGATGATATCGAACTTCTATTACCTTGGGTTGCAGTCCATCCAACAATATCAAGTTCATGACACATAGCCTCGAACGCCCTCATAACAGAGCCTTCCGCTTTCCACTCATCCTTTGCACTTTGTTCAGGTAGAACACAATCAATATAATCCAAAAGTATCAAATCAATTTTTGTACCGTCAGCAATCATCTTTCTTACCTGATTTTTGATTTGTCCCATAGTTGTTGTATCAGATGCGAGTTTCTTCAAGATTAATCTATTCTTCATAGATTCCTGAATTTCAACTATTTTGGACATAACATCTTCTTTGTGATTAGCAAGTTCATCGGGTGGAACACCAGTCCAAATTGTGAAGTGTTTTCTCTGAACAATTTTGGGATTGTCTTCAAAAAATATTTGTAGAACGTTATAACCCATGTTGAAAGCGGTGTTGGCAATTTTGGTGAGGATAGTTGTCTTACCAACCCCTGTTGGTGCCAATATAACACCAATCTCACCTTTAGCCAATCCACCTTTCAAAAGGTTATCAATTCCTGGTATACCCATAGGTATTGGATGTCTATAATCCTCTTCCAAAACCGTGTCTAACCCTGTGAAAATGTCTGAGACATTTTTTTCAACCTCTCCAACTTGTAAGGCTTCTCTTACTAAACCCTCAACTTTATCATAAGACTCGAAATCCCCCTCAGTTATTATTTTCTGAGCTTTGTCCATAGCCCTTTTGAGTTCTTGTTGTTTACAGAACTTAAGAGCTTTTTCTTGTACAAAATGAGTACCTTCGAACGGTGCATCTTTAATCTGCTTGATTGTATCAAGTACAATTTTAAGCACTAATTCTTGGGTGACCTCTGACTTAATTATTTGTTCTAGGGTTTCAAAGTTAGGAGAAGCTTCATACTTTTTGTAATATTCCTTAATCATTTGGATAATGATTTTGAAATATTTGTTGTCAAAATATGAGGGTTCTATCACATCAATAATTGATTGTGCAAAATCTTTATCCTCTATGATTTGATTAAGTAATTGAATTTGAAAACTATTACCTAAATAATCGAAATTTTTGTTCATACTCTTGTGATATACCCCTTCATTTATTAAATAGTTAGTCTCTCAGGTCAAGTTCTAAATAATTGTAATTAAGATTGTGATTTGAAAAAATGTCAGTCAATTCTCTCAATACTTCTTTGAGATATGGTCTTACGTCCACCGTGTACCTAACTTTAGGTGGAAACTTTTTTCCATCGAAAATTCTCTGACAAATTGTCTGGTCTCCGATTTTTATGGAAATGAAGAAGTTTTCGGGACCTTCCGTGAAGGATGTTTCCATAATTTTAGGGTCATGAATAATTGATTCCTTGTTGTCCATCATATAAACAACAGTTTTCATTTTGAGATAATACTGGAGTTCTTCAGACAAAGACTTAACAAATTCATATAGTTCCAAAGAACTTTTTGCTTGGGGATTGAAACCCTTAACATTAAAAAATCTTTGTACTACGATGTTTTCATTTAGAGTCATTAAAAACTCCATCTTGGTGCTTTCTTGGTCTTTCATAGTTTGCGTTTTTATAATTTTTATTTTAATTTTTATTTATACCTAGATAGTCATCCTTGAAAAATATTACTGTATGTTTTTCATCATCTTTAACTTCTTCATCGGTAAAATAATATAATGCTAATGAATATCTTGAAATATCATCAGGTACATTTAGAGGAATTGGATGACCATGAGGTGCCCCTTCGATAGAAAAAATTACCGCTCGATTGAAAATTGGTTCAATTGAAATTTTTTTTTCCCATGAATCTTTATCCCAAAACTCTAAGTTACCTTCCCAATCTAAACTCCAATCTTTATTCAAATAGAGTAATAAGTTCAAGTTACGCTTCCATTTCCTTCCAGGGTGTTGATTGTAATCAATATGTATCGAAAGTTTTCCTCCTCTTTGTATTTTGTGAATTCCACCACCGAGCATTATTGGGTCTCTATACAACTTTTGAAACCCTGTAAGATTTTCTAAAAAATTTATGAAGGCTTCTGTGTTCAGATATTCGGTAATCATATTTGTTATGGGTAATTTTTTTTTGAATTCTAACATATCTGTTGAGTCAGTTGGATAATAAAACTTATTTACTTCGTACTCCTCAACCCATTCCTCTAAATTTGTGTACCATTCATCATGATTTTGGATTTCTTCTAAACATTTTTCCAACAGAAATTCAGGTAAAAAATTATCAATAACAATATACGGGAATGGTTCACATGTTTTATATTGAAATTTAAGTTTTTGTGATAATGAATAGTCAATCATAGTTTGCGTTTTTCTTTTCTTATAAGTTTTAAAAAAGGTTTTAGGAAGTTTACCCATGCTTCATCATTTTTGGGTAGATATTTGAAGAGACCGTCTTCCATCATCAGTCTCATTAAATTTTTGTATCCACGGTCAGTGGGGTCTATGGTATCGGTGTAGATTTGTTCTACCAGTTGTTTACCATCATCAGTTATCAGAGGGTTTTTTAAGTCCACGATTTGTTTATTGATGGTGTAGAATTGTTCTCCAAGTATACCACTTTTGGTCTTACCAGTCAAAATATTAGATAAACTTTTTATGGGTTTTTTTTGCTCGATATTTCGTGCATTATCCAATATTTCATCGATAGTACATAATTTAGTCATCATTTGAGGAAAAAGTTTCACAAGAGTTTTTTCACCTAATCCCTCAATTCCATCGATGTTATCTGATTTATCACCAGTGAAAACTTTACATACTGTTACATTTTGATGAGGGATATCAACTTTATTAATTGAAATCTTGTCACCGTTCTTAAAATATCTTCTCGCCACAGGTGAATAGATGGTCACCCTCTCGTTAATTAATTGAGTTAGGTCTTTGTCACCCGAAAAGATTATAATGTCTTCATTAGTCGCAATTTGACTGTAGTATGCGATTAAATCGTCAGCTTCATTATTAATCATCTCAACCTGTCGGATATAAACCTCCTCCAAATACATCTTAACTCTTGCCTTTTGTGACAAGTAAGATTCGTATTTGTACTCATTCATGTCCTGACGTCGATTACCCTTGTATTGTGGATAGATAGATTTTCTAATAGATGAGTTTGAATCACCATCCCAAAACACCACCACTTTATCGTGATTGTGTTCCTCTAAGAATCGTCTGAGCGTATTAATGAAGTGATATACCCCACCTATGTGAGAACCATCACTGAAGAGGTCCTTAACCCCGTGAAATCCTATTTTAAATAAATTGTCTCCGTCGACAAGTAATGTTTTTGTCACAAACCTCTATTAAAGGGTTACTCAATCTTCTTTTTCCTCCGTCAAAGTAAAATCACCGTCAGCTCCGATGATATCTTTCCAATATTCCGCATATTCTTTTTTGTATGCCTCGATAGATGCTTTTTCCTCTGTTGGTTCCTTAGCCGCCAAGAATCCATGAGGGGTTACAATAATCTTACCATCATCATACCCCAAACCATTAATGTGGTTTTTCATGACAGAAACTTTGCTTCGTGTAGCAAACTTAACCGTTCTTTTGTCTTTAGTTGCGGTTATTTTTGTTGTACCAGCATTTTTTTGATTCCCAAATAAGAAAACTAATGATGAGTTTAACCAAACCGATTCTCCACCTTTAGCTTTAATCTTCGGCTGACCATATGGATTATCGGGTAGTTCAACCCAAGGTTGATTAATGATAATGAGTGTGTTCTCATATTCAGTGTCTGCTTTACGTGAACCTGAAATTCTTTGGTTAATACCCATACCAATTTTATCAGACAACACAGATGCGTTATGTTGTTTACCTCCCTTACCCTCGTAGGTCATTTTACATGGAACTGAACCGACTGAATCCCAAATAAAACAAAGACTGTAATTTAAATCTCCTTTTTCTTGAGCATCCAAAAGTTCATTTATATAATCTGTAATCTGTTCGATATAACTAAAGTTATTATTGAAAAGAAAAAAACCATCCCAATCCATTTCTCCTGTTTCGGTATCAACGACTTCGTCACACTGAAACCCCATCAATTTTGCATGGTCAAAACTCCACTTCTGTTCTGTGATGATGAATACGGGTAGAATCTCTTTTTTCTGTGCGTCTACTGCAGCCTTAATAGCAGCAGTTGTTTTACCTGTATCTGAATGTCCTAAGAACATGTTTATATGTCCAACTGCAGGACCAGGAAGTCCAACTGCATCTAAAAAGTCCGCACCTAAATCTAAAAACCTTTGAGGTTTATATTTCGCTGATGTCGAAAACTTTTTTTTGAGATTACTAAAATCGTTTTTCTTAATTGCCATAATTAAAATTCTAAATCGTAGTCAAGAAAATCTAATAAATCTTCTTTGGGATAATAATCAACCCAACCATCTTCTCCGTGAATGTAATAACCCCCTCCGTTTGTGTCTTCCCACTTTCTAAGGTGATATTCTTTTCCCTCTTCATCCACGATAGTAAATTCGTAGGTTACGGATTCAAAAATTTTTTTCGGTTGATTTTTTATTTCGAATGTCATAAAAAAATTGAGGGCGGGTTTTAACCGCCCTTTTTATAAATTAGAATGGTAAATCTGGGTCTGAGTCAGAATCTGCTTGAGGGTCAACAGTTGCTTTCGCTTTTGAACCACCGATAGACGTTTCTGATTCTTCATCATCACCGTATACATATCCACCTTTTTCTGTATCCCATTTTGGAGTCTTACCTTGAGCAATCGCCTCCAAGTACTCAACTGGTTTTTTTGAATAAACATCAGTCCACTGAAGTTCATCATTAACCCATGCCTTTCCTTGTGCATCATCCTTTGAAATTGGAGTTGGGTCATCATACATAATCGCAGATACGGTTGTGTATTCTTTACCTTTTGGAGTCTTGGACTTAGCAAGTTCAATAATCAAGTCACGTCCTTTTTCGGGGTCAGTGATATCTCCTTTATTTCTCCAAATTGGAATAATTTTATCTAAAATACCTTCGTTTTTATAGTTGTGTTTAAATCTCCAAAACTTAACACCTTCATCTTCTTTACCACGTTCAATACCTTTT